TAAGTAACCGCTTGCATTCTGCAAAAAACCTTTGCTCGTCAAAAGGGCGTTCCAGCTTTTGGTTCTTCAAGTACAAGTACGGAGGGTCTATGCACACCACATCAATACTTTCATCGGGGAGGGTTGCCATAATCTCCAAGTTATCGACATTATACAATTGCAAGTTGTGTATCTCCATATTTTTTTGTATTAATAAACTACTTCTTTCCCATTAAAAGCCACTATAAACAGGATAATAATTTTCTTTATAGTGCCGTCTGCAAGTTTAATATTTCGAGTCTTATTGTCCCAGTGGTTAGGGTTTTTCTCAAAGTCTTTTTTTGCCTTGGGCTGTTGCATTAGGGTAGCATTATGGTATATCAAGAGCTTTCCACCAAACCCATTTTGCTTGTTATAGGTGCGTACAGCAATGGAAAAGGGTATTGGCTTTTTCTCTGCGTCCAATTTTCGCATTTCTGCCAAAGCGTCCTTTAAAAATATCTTTTCTACCATCTTGCAAAGGTCAAAAAACTATCAGGATAAATAAAGGACACATTCCCCAGCGGGAAAAAACAGGGTGCTTTATCATTATTTTGCCTTCACTGCTTTGTTTTTCAAAATGTTAAAAGTCTAAAAATCAATTTCATTTTCATAGTGTGCAAAAAAAGCCCCCTGCCGCCTTAATTGTTTTTACAATTTGAATTTTAAAAATCGGAGTGAAATATGAATGAGTGGGCTCGCCTGGTCAAGAATCGTAAAAAAAACCTCTCCCAAAGGAGAGGCTTTGTAGTCATTATTCATTGTACTGCTCACAGAAGGTACAGATCTCTTCCTTATGCTTCTGTATGATAAAGGTCAGAGAGAGCACATGCAGGAATATATCCTTGACAAAGGCTTCCTCTTCCTTGTCAAAAAAGGTAGAGTCCTCCAATAACTTAGGGAACTGTAATAGTTTTTCTTGGAAATCCTCCACGCGATCTATCTTATCATCTATCTCGCAGAGCCAATAGGCGAGCTTTCTTCCGAGGACTTCATTTAGTGGGCTGGGTAGTTGTTTGTTTGCTCTCATAGCACAGCCCTCCTTTCTTTTTGGGTGGAAATATAGTAGGATAAGTAAGCGTGTATTACGGCAAGCTGTAGCGAGGGGTCAGAAGTAGTCCCCGCAGAAGTAGAGACATGCCACTGCCCATCACGGAAGGCAAGTAGGCAATTACGAGAAGTTTCCTTGAGCAAGCAGTGGAAACACTCCTGAGCGATGGCATTCACCACCGCAGGATCGTCAGCAGGTTCGTAATCATTGGGGTTTTTCAAGCAGCCCGTACTACTTAGAAGAGAAAGCCGATTCGTGCGGCCAGTTGCCCACGAAATAGCCAAAGCTACATGGTGAGAGGTTTGTTGAGACTCTAACATAGTAAAAAAATAAGCGGCGTGAGTAGGTGCTGTTAGAATCTCGAAGTTTACGAAATTTGCTATATATTACTATATAGCGACACCCTCACGCCGTGAGTTATTGATATTTTTAAGAATGATTTTATATGGATATAAAATATTCTTCAAGATTCTAACGCGGCAAAGGTACGACTTTTTTTGAAACCTCCAAATGTTTTTCGTAAAAAAAAATTACTCTTTACTTTCCCGTTAAAATCCTCTTTTAAACAGAACTTATAATATACGAATCGTGGCGATCGTTGTCCATCAGATAAGCATATTTCCACCATACAAGGTAGTCGAAGCAGTCCGAAAGGTGGGTGGCGTGTTCCTGCGGAATGGAGGTGGAGCGCTCCGAGCTTTTGTCTTTTTCAAAAGAATCTTCTTTCTGCTTAAGCCCTGCATTCTCCATGGATACGATTAGGTTTGGACAGTTATCCTCATTGATACGAACAAAAGGCAGCCCTTTGTTGCTCTCCTCTAAGATTTCGTTAATGAGTCGAAACTTGAGGATATGGCTTGGATTGTTCGTGTTGGGTGTCTTGTTATACACCTGCCAGCCTGCTGTGCGGAGCATGTCCTCCACATCCTGCGCCAGAGTGGTTTTGCTGTTGGCTTCACTCTTAAAGCCTGAGCGATCGTGGTATAGATAGACCTTATTGCAGGTAGCCTTGTGTGGCTCGTAATAGTCTATGATCTTCTTAATAAGGTCTGAGAGCTTCTGCGGGTTCTTGACGAAGAAATCCTTAATGATACTCAGCGTATGGGTGAGTGTGCTCTCTTGGGCTACTACAGCACAGTTGATACGCCCTCCGAAGTCCAATGATATTTCCAAGGGGATACCCTTAATCAAGTCCGTGTCATACGTACAGCTTGGGGTATAGTTCTGGGTAAAGTCATCTAAGAGGTTCGTGGCATACTTGTACTTGTAGTAGTGCTTATCAGCCAATAGCTGCGGATAGAATCCGTCGGCCACCTTGCGCGGGCGAATGTTCATGATCTCCGCATTGAAGAGCATATCCGATACCCGCTGCTCGTACATCTCCTGTATCCAATTAGGCTTGAGGTTCTCCTTATTTACCTTCGCATTGGCTTTAATGAAGCAATGTTCTTGAGGCTTCTCAATAGCTAATTTCTCCCGATTGGTGAACCACTCGCCTGTCTTGGTCAGCGCTACGGAGGAAGTAAATATCGTAGCATTGAGCAGCGAAGCGCGGTCAAACTCCACTTTCTTAGCACGGTTTGTGGTCAGTACGTTGTTGAACAGGCGATCGTGTTCCAAGAGTGCCGCCTCGTCTCCTATGACAATATAAGAGTTCAGCCCTCGCCCCGAGTTGGGGTCGTCTAAGGATACCAATACTAAGATAAACCCATTAGAGAAATGCACCACATTGCTCCATGAGTTGGGAGCTTGGAAAGGCATTGTATATCCTAAGCTCTTGCCACTTTTGCCCACTACATAATCCACCTCCTCGTATAGGCCGAACATCTCCAGCCCCTCCTTGGTAGAGGGGAAGGTACGGCTTTTGATCTGTACAAAAGTAGCCCCTACCAGTACCCCCGTCGCTCGTGGCATTTGGCGTACGGCTTCCTTGACAAACCAACCCAATATAGTTGACTTGCCTGTACCACGCCCCGCCTCGATACAAATATTCTTCACCCGTCCGTACCTATTGGCTTCCACGGCTGCCATCTGCATGGGGTTTAGGTAGATCTCTTTAACTGGTTTTATTAGCATTCTTCACTTTTCACTTTTTACTCTTCACTCTCTTCATAGTCTATCTCCTCAGCGGGTAGTTCGTTGAAGTCCACCACGCCTGTACCGATAGCCTCTCTAAGCATGCGCATACCCTTGCGGCTCATCTTGATATGGTACTCATGAGCGGAGATCTTCTCAAAGTTAATCTCTTTTTCCTCCTTGTCGAAGTTGAACAGCGACTTATACGAATCCAGCGCCTTACGCTCCTGCTCCAGATCGCCCTTCTTGAGAGCCTTTAGGTAGAGCTGCCAGTAGCACTCCGCTAAGATCATGCGCTCGGCCTGTACATCCACTTTGTCCAACTCCCCAAAGATCTGCATAGCCCAATTATAATCCCTATAGGCAGTGGCTTGGCTCACCTTCATCTCCCGCATGTGTATCTGTATGGCTTGATACTTGGAATACTTATTGGTCATCCTAAGGGCGTGAATATGCCTAAGTCGCGCCTTGATCTCCTGTTCGGCAGGGGTAAGCTCTATGCTCTCATCAATATGCGAAGCTGAGATACGAGGGTAAGTACCCTCTTTGTCGAATTTCACTAACTCCATCTTATCATCATTTAGTTATTGGATACTGGCTCTCTGGAACTCCACTACATAGCTGTGTAGGTTCCGTGTATTATCATAGGATAGAGGCTTCTGAGAGATAGGAATCACCTTTACCCAATCCGTATCATTAGCCTTAATAAAGCACTGAGGGGACTTGATAAGCTCCCATAGCAGCTCCACCTCCTCGGGGAATATCCACCCTGTGTTGAGCTTGAAAGTCCTTTTTTCCTTGACCAAAGCCTTGAACTCTTCATCCTTCTCGGCGTGCTGTGAGATGGTATTCTCATAATTGATGTGCAGCTCTTCCTCTCCAGAAAAAGAGAACCAATCAGGGCAAAGATTTTGATTTTGAAAAAGTACCGTGATAGGCTCCCCATTAGGCTCAGGCTTAGGCTCCAACGAAAGAGTGCTCTTCTTGATAATCGTATTCTTTCCGAAAAAGCGGTTGGCATTTTTTCGATAGAAACAAAGATTAGCTACCCCGTAATCGTCCACCAATCCAGAAGAATCAACGCTATTAGAAGCAATTTTCCCAAGGTCATTCCTCTTAAAAGCCTTAGTAAGAGCACTTACCGAGATTAGTGAATGGGTATAGGTAGAGCGTAACCCTACATTAGTCAGGTAAGGGTAGGAGAGAGGTGTCCTACCAGGGAGGTATCGCAGGGAAGATAGCTTGTGAGTCTTGAACTCCTCCCCCTTGAAGTTGGTTTCCACGATCGTAACATTTACCTCAGTAGCTTTCATCACCTCCACAGGGAGCGCTGTATTTTCGTTATTGATATATAGCCTTTTCAGATCAGGCAAGTTTTCGAAGAAATCCTGAATTTCTTCCCCAAGGTCAATCTTGGCCATGTTGTTAAAGAACACATACTCATACTCCTGAGTGGTGGTCACCCTTCGGCCATATCCTGAGAAATTCATCACCAACTTAGCACGGGCAAATTCCGAATTTTCATTTGTCTGTGCGATAGTAAGGATATCCTTGTCCAGACAGAAGTATATATCCTTCTGCTCGAAATCCAGATTAGTCTTGATCGTGAGGTCTACCGTAACAATCTGCGTGGAGTCCCTGTTGCTCTTGACAGTGATGTATTCCTCCTGAAGCCCCAGAGGGAAAGTCTCAGCACTCTTGGAGCGGAACTTAACCAAAACAAAGGGTTCTCCATTGTGCTTCACCTCCACGATTTCCACCCCAGCCGAAGGGGTGATCGTATAGGTAAGCCTATTGGCATTGTTGATACGAAAAGAGCCCTCATACCTTTCTCTTTTTTCACGATACAAAGTCGCTTCATAGTGTTTTTTATCAAAGGAAAAAGAAGTAAGGTCATTAATAACATTCAGCCTTATGGAGAATACCCGCTGAAAAAGCCAGTTATCCTCCTTGACAATGACCTGATCATGGCTAAAGTCGAAGCCCTGAACTACCCCTGTACGCTTGTAGTTCTCCGATAGAGAGAACTTAGCCCATGCCCACAGATCATCGTTATCTACTTCTACCTTGAAGAGGCCATCATTTTCAAAAGTATATGGCCTTTGCCAATGAGAGGCACCCTCGCTATCATGCACTACCCCTCCGAACTTTTGGTGTAGAACCAAAAAACTATTGATATTACGTATAAAGTGAGCTACCTGTAATAGCTCTCCAGTCTCCGCCATCGGTTCGACAAAGAGCTCCCGAGTGGCATTGTTCAGGGTCATATTGACCACCGGTGGTGTATAGATATCCTTAGAACCCCCCCCACTACCGCTTCCTCCTCCGATACCTTCTCTCTTTAGGGTAATAGGCACCTCCCTTTTCTCCAACTCTATGTTATTTCCATTATTAACAGCATAAGCTGTAAAGGTAAGGGTGAGCTTTGTCTCTCCCTGTGGAAGCTGGGAGAAGTTCTTATACCGTAGCAAATATTCTAATCCACGCCCACGGATCCGCCTCGTCCCTGCATAAAGAATACGATCTAAGTAAGAAGGTTTTATATTTCTTAGGTCCTGATTCCCGGCATATATCTCCACAAATTCATTGGGGGTAATAGAGATGCTAAAGATATATTTATCTTTTTCCCACTCTTCCGCATATCTTTTCCACTCTTGGTATATTTCATCTTCACTTAGGGGCTCATAGACAGGTACATCTTTGAATTGCCAACCATTACCAAAGTCACTTTCTCTCACCCATTTTTTTTCTGTCTTATTGGTTTTCTTGCTGGGTTTGTATTTTTCCTCTGCTTTTCTTTTCTTGAGGTATTCTTCCCAAGGAACAAATAACTCTGTTTTACCTGAGTATCCCTTGAACTCAGGGAGGAGGAAGAGTTCAGGAAATATAACAGACATTCGGTCATTATTAGGGATAGGCTCTCCTGATTTCCAAGTCTTGTAGATGGGGTTCTCAGAGAAGTACCACTCCATGATCTCTTCTTCTTTTTCGAAATTAGCAACTGTGGGTTTTTCTTCATTAAAGGGGTACCATATATGATAACTTCTTGCGATATATTTACGTGCCATATTATTGTTTTTCTAATTGTTGTTTGATAAAGATAAGGAGTTCTTCTCCGCGCTGCTTAGGGAGTTCCTCCGCCAAGTAGGCGACAGCCTCGCTGGCTTCTATTGCCTGATCAATAAAAGGTTTTTCCTTCATTCCTTTAGAATATAAGTGAGCCCTGAAAAAGTAGGTAGTTTGCTTGGGCTTCTCACGGGTGCGGGTGCCTCCAGCCCTTACGCGGGAGGCTTCTATCCCGTAATGTTGGATAAAGCCATGCCGAGGCATCTTGATAGCAATTCCTTTCAGATACGCCTGCTTAGTGCCATCAGCCCGCTTGGAATAGCGCATGCGCGCTACTGCGGTAGCAGCCTGTAGGGACGCTTTCCCTCCTGAGAGATGGCCACCAAAGCGGGTAGAGACTTCCCCTTGTAAACTGCCCTTGAGCAAGATAGCAGCTTTTTTCCCTATTTCTTTTTCCCTTTCCATTATACATTGATTAGAGTGATTTCTACTTGGTAACATTCGCGGCTAAGGGTGTTCTTGGTGATGGACTTGATAAAAAATCGCTGGCCATACACATACAGCGTATCCCTTAGAGCAAACTCCCGTATCTGATTCTTATTGGCTATAAAGCTCCATGAGAGCTCATAGGAGGATAGGCGCATTTTGTACCATTCTTCCCAGTACTTGGTCACCTTTGGGGGGAGGAGTTCCTCTCTGGTCTCGCCCTCATTCTTGTTGCCATACCGCAAGCCATCATACCAGATAAGACCTAATACATTACCCCCGTTCTTTCGTGGAATACAGGAATGCTCTCCCTTGTAAAGAACTTTCGGAAGACAATACCCCTCAATATTTACCTGAGTGCTCCCTTGTTGTTCCCCTTGTGAGAGTTGCATGCCGTTTTCATCGATCAGTACCGCAGGATAGTTGTGTTTAGCCTCGTCCATATCCGGAAACTTAATGAGGTAAGATTCCTTGGTAGTGAGTGTCTTCTTAGGATCCTTGATGGAAAAGGGACGAAAGTCCTTCATCTGTAGGCGATTCTCCGTGTGAATACGATTCATAAATATCTTGTCCCCCTGAATCTCCAGATCGTAATTCTTCCAGTTCTTAATAGTCTTGACCAAGTCTCCGAAGGTAATATCAGGGACAGCCCGCTTGAGGTCTACCTCATTGTTGTTAATCACCTGTTCAATCACATTCCCCTGAGCGTCATGCTGGGCAATGATATTCAGGTATAGCTCAATGGGGCTATTCCAAGCCCCCTCGAACTCACACCTGAGCTGATGGGCGCCCCCTGTATCGATGGTAATTACCTGAGTAAAGCTCAAGGTACTTTGGCGCTCACTGATAGCCCCCTCGCGGATCACCACACCATCCAGCTTCACCCGATAGATAAAAGGCTCTCCATGGGTTAGTATATGAGCATTGTTACAGACCAAGCGCCACTTTCCGACCTTGTCCAAGGTAGTCTCGGATTGGTATTTTCCAAATACTACTCCGCTTACTTCCCGCTGCTGGGTGAGGCTATCCCTTTGCGGGGTCATATTGACCTCTTGCTGCTCTGAAGTCTTGTAATATTCCTTTCCCGAGTATATCACCTGCTGGAGGAAGTCCTCATCGGTGAGAATATCTCCGGCAAGTGTATATCCCGCATCGGCAAAACCTTTCTTGAGGACATAGAGTAGGTAAGGCATAGGGTGAATGATATTGCGGACTACCCTATTGCCAGAATCCTCACTATTATTGATAAAAGCCCCATTACGAGTGTGGTTCAAGAATCCTTCGAATGCTTCCCAGCCACTCTGGCTGTTATCCTTGTTATAAACTACACGAGGAAAATTATAATCTACCTCTGGGTATCTCTTCCTACAGACTACATTGGCATGCTCATAGATATTGTCTACAGCTACCTTGGCCAGCGGTAAGTCACATAGCTTCTTTTCAAAGTTCGGCAGCTGTTCGAACCCTGATTCAATTTGCGCTTGTACCAGCTCTCCTTCTATGGATAGAATTTCCAAAGTTCCCTTTCTGGCTCTTCCATCCATCACATGGTAGCCCTCATGCTTCTTCTTTAGTCGCAGGGCATTGATAGCCGTATAATTACCCATCTTGACCCTCAGATCTGCATTCATATAGAACTCAAAAGGGAGGGAGAATTGAGTAAAGAAAGTATCCTTGAACCGCGGATTTTCTTCCTGATAGGAGATAGATATTCGGCTCAAGTCCAGTTCGAATGTATCTGTTACAAAGAGATCTCTCATGTGCGCTTACTTCTGAGAATAGATTCGTTCAATATTTCTAAAAAATCGTACAAACGCGTCGCGCTGCACTCATGCCAATTGCCCAAGGGTTGGGTGCTGTCCATCGCCATGGCCGCTATTACCTTGGAGAAGGGGGTATAATCCCCCTGCCGCCTGAATATAGGAGTATCCTCCCTATAAGAGGATTTAGGAAATACAGCAGGATAGCGCTCTATGATGTACTCCCTGGTACATCGATAGGCAAAAACAATCGCAGCCCGCGTGCCAGGGGAAATGCTATCGGTTACCTCCGCAATCTTAGGGAGTAGCAAGGGGTCAAACTCACTTGCGCCCCAGCAGTAGAGACTTGCCATCAGCTGGCGTGCATACAATTCCTCGCGCTTCTTGCTGTATTGGTAGAAAAGCATGTCCGCTACGGAAAATTGTCGAATGGTACAATTACTCAATCGAGGCAGGGGAGTGGTGAGTCCATCCCAGATCTCAGGAAAGGAGAACAAGTCCCTATCGGTGAGCAGGAACTTTCCCAATGGGAGGAGCTGCTCGATAGAGATTTCTGAGAGCAGCCGCTGTACTCGCTTTTTGTTTTTCCTTGAAGGATTCCCCATCAGCAGGATCAGCACCATCTCCCGATATAGCTCCTGAAAGTCACGCTGATCATCCTCCATACGTAGGCAGATTTCTTCTCGTTGCCAAGGGCTGAGCTCTGAGTAACTCCCTGCACAGTGAAACTCTATCCTATCCATCTTCTTACTATTCTATAGCCCAACCATAAGACCACCACCAACAATAAGCCCTCTACCCACCATGCAAGTCCCCATCTTTGGCGAAGTGTTTCTCGCTCCATAGTATGAGAAGTAAGTACCTCCTTTCTCTTTTGAGAGAAATGCCCTTCACTTCTTCGCTGTTCCCTACGGACTACCTGCCTTGCTTGCTGCGCTTGCTCCTGCTTTACCCTTAGGATAGCTTTTCCCCCCTTGACCTTGAGCACCTCGATATGAGAGACCTCCCCATCGAGCCTCTTTACTATGCGTCTTTCTCGCTGCACCTCTATACTGTCCTTATCATTTTCAAGAGAGAGCTCGTAAGATTGCGAATGTTGGAGGTCAAAAGTAGCGACTTGCTGATGATACTCTACCTGAGAGAGGCTGTCTTTTTCTTCCCTTCTTTCGATTAGCTGCTCTTCTCTGTGCTCGGTTCGGCTTGATTTCTTGCTCCTGCACCCTAAAAGTACCATAAGAGCTAATAGTAAATACAATTTCTTTCTCATTGGTAATTTTCATTGGTCATTCTTTTCAATTGTTCTAATCACCCCCTTGAGTCTTTCGGCATACGTAGGCTCGGTGGCATAGCCTGCCTTTGCGACTTCCTCGGCAAACTTGTACGGGTCACTCCTTACCAGTAGTGCCTTGGCATATCGCTTGTTGTTCATGAATAGGTTGGCATGATCGGTGAAGCTCTCCTCTGGACTGGCGTACTTGCGGAACCAGTCCTTAACAATGTACTTAAACCTGCCATCAGGGCGCTTTTCTATGCTAATAATAACGGGGAACTTAGCCTTATCATTGGCGAGGATCTCCGTGGTTTGAACCAGCTGACGCTTTTCAGGAGGCGTGCCCGCTTTGGCTTTTACCCCAAACATATTATTATCAGGGATACTCTTAGCCCAACCTGTCTCCAAGGCTGATTGTGCCAATATAAAAAGGTGAGAAATCCCAGTCTTACGCTCTGTTTCGAGAGCAAAGGGCTTGTATTTTTTTACGAATTCTTTTGGTGTCATGGTTATTATATTAATTCAAAAACAATTTCTTTTCCTAATAGACTGCTTAATGTGATCGCTTCGTTGTTATCTTCGAAACGTAATGGTACATTAAGTCCTGAAGCTATGGCAATTTGTAATGATTCATTATCAAAGTGAATTCCAGACCTTAATGATTCTTCTTTAATCTTTCTTCCTGATATATATCCTCCCGGCCATTTTTCAAACATATTAAAAAAAAGCCACCGATTAGCGTCAGAAACACTTACTAATGCAATATTAACTAATGTCCTGTTATCTTTAATAGGAGCTTTTATAAAAACATTCCAAATAAAATCGTTACCTTCTTGATACATTTCTGTTTTTTTAGATCTTATGATATTGCTCACATTCTCTGTATTGTTATATATAGAATACTGAACCTTACTTTCGAATATCTGTAAAGGAATGTGTCCAATAAATTTACGTCCTTCTGTTAGAGCGAAAAAGTTTTTTAGCCTAACCTTACAATAAGGAATATCTCTTTTTCCCCCTCCCCACTCAAAATATCGTATCGCATTCATCTGTTAATTACTTTTATCATACATTACGAATATCTATATAACACTTGTTGTTCCATATACTCACCACGGCCGTACTTCCATCGCCCCCGTTGAAGGCATTATCTCCCGTGTAGATGATGGTCTTTCCTGTACAAGTGAAGGTTACTTGTCCACCAGCGAAGACTTTTCGAAAAGACACACAATCTAAAGAGATTAAATCTTTAAGTTGAATAGTTAACGGATTCTCAACAAAAATTACAGAATCATTATGGTTATGGTTACACTCTATATCGTTGCGGATAGATATATTCTCGCTATTCCCATTCAATTCAAACCAACCTGTATAGCTGCCAGTAATAACCTGTTTTACATATATTTTCCTATCATTGACATCTAAGTTTTTTGCAATGATAAATCCCCAATTCTTAGAGCTATGGGTAAATCCCACCATTTCATAGAAATGAGCACTTGGGGCATTGACTATACTATTACCTGATCCAAAATGTATAGCCCCATCCTTATCAAGGAATTTGTGAGCATCTGTAATAGTCTTATAAGAAGGAGCTATCTCATTTATATCCTTCACTCCTCCTCCGGCAAGTACTACCTTATTATTATCATCATTTCCGAAGAGTTTTATCCCCTTAAATTCCCCATACACTAAATCGTCGAATGCCATGTTACCAACAGCAAAGTTACCGTTATCTCTTACAACAATTTTCGTTTTATTCTTAATATTGACTTCTCCTTCATCACTCACATAGAATTTGTTTCCACCTTCTCCTACCTGTATTCCCTTATCTGTACGGATGTGATACGCGCCAAAATAAGTACCGTTGGGATGGCTGCCGTTCTCATTGATACGCAACCAGTTATCTGATTGCGGCTTAATGACCTCTTTTCCTCCTCTATTGTTCCAAGAGGTAGGGATAAAATTCAAATCGGGCTTATCCGCCAAGTCATTATAAGAAAAAGCATTCTCGAAAATCACATTATTTCCGGCCATGAGCTTAATCTTTCCATTCTGCACCACGATCCCATCAGGAATATTGCTGACAAAGTGGCTCACGGGGATACTGGTGAGGAGGTTATTGCGCTTATCCCTTAACTCTAAGGTTTTCTCAGGCTTGTTGTACACCAACTTTGTCCCCTCATCATCCAAGAACATTAGGGAGATACGCCTTACTACATTACTCCCTTTCTTGAACCACAACTCTGTGGTATTCTCGTCCAGCTCTATATCGTAATCTTCGAGGTTATCTAACCGCTGTTTGTAGGTGTTGGTGAAGTCATTCGAGGAGAGCCCCTTACCCACCTCTTTATCTACCTTGCCGTCAAATAATTCCTTATGAGCTTGGCTATCGGTGAGATGGTTGCGCAACTGATCAGCAGAGGCTGTACCCTGTATCACATTTTCCAAGCCCTCTATAGAGGTCATTGGGATTTTTTCAGATTTATGAAAAAAGCTATCTATGAGGGCTTTAAATTGAGCCCCTGTAGGTTTCTTTAGGTCAGAAAACCAATTGTATAGGGTTGTTATTGCTGTCATTATCAATTATTAATTTATACCTACATATTCTATGAATTGGACTACACGATAAGGAGGCATATTGTTATGAGGTTGGTTGCCTCCTATGTCTATAATAGGGTGATCAGAGGTACTCTCATTATCTCCATATATTGACAAGGCTCTTTCTCCTTGTTCAGATCCGCCATATTTTAGATTAGCAACTTTATAACGAACAGAGTGCTTATGACTTGGCATTTCATCGACAGTGAGTTTGTGGGTACGTTCGCCTCCTTGTCTGAGAAGCTGATTAAGACCATAATCTTGTACATCTGTGGGAGACCTGCTGTAATCGGGGTCAAGACCTATAGGCATTTTGCCCCGTAAGTTCACGTATTCCCTCCAACCCGCAGGTATTTCCGAGGCGGGCCTGCCCCATAAAGCAATTAGACCTATAGGCACCGCTTGCTTTTGTAACTTAAGCTTTGCTACCTCCTCCTTTAAGTCCTCAAATGCTTGCTTTTCTGCCTTTCTATTTTCTAATTCTTGCAGGTTATTCACTCTTTTGAAGTCATCCCATTTAAAAGTCTTTTCAGGAACAGACCTACCAAAGGCTACACCTCTAATAATTTCCAATGGGCGTAGGAATCCATCTTCAAAGGTTACCTCATTGGTGAGTTCTTTGATAAACACTGTACTATCTTTCGCTCCGCCTTCAAAGGGGAAAAGCTCTCCATTAATAAAAACAGTACCGGGGGAGATGGTGTTTCCTAACTGCTCACATCCAGAAACAATCACCTTGTTACCTGCAAGGTGTCCAAAATTGTTAAATAGGCTGTAAGCATTTTGCATAAAGGCAAGAAAATTGACATCAAAGGGATATCCCGCCTCGTGTGTTAAGTTTAATTTGTTCATATTAATCAATTCTTATAGTCCATCTCTTGCCCGCAAGCTTATAGAAGTTCACTAAAGCTTCTAATTTGTATTTGTCATATTCTAAACCTCGTGGGAGTACTACTACGAAATCTACACCCCCATCAATATAGTTACCCCGTAAGTATAGGAACATTCTACCCAAGTACAAAGGTCTATTGATATTTCTTTGGTAAATGTATCGCCTTATATTTCGTGTGCCGTCTTCTATCTTAATACGTTTTAGCTGAGGGTCAAACTCATCATTAAGAGCCTTTCGAAGGTAGCATACTTGGCTGTTGTGGGTAAGGTTATACAAGTCTCTTTCTCTATGTACTTTAAAGTCATCTAATAGTTTGTTCAGAGGCATTGCTAATGTCCTTAGCCACGCCACTAATTTTCTCTTTCGCAGGAAAGTAGGGGTAAGCAGTACGAGCAGTTTGTCAATATTAAAATTATACATTGCTGACATAAGTGATGTCGTTAAAGTTGTCAATGGTAAAGTAGCCGGCAGTTGGTATCTTGCTTATCTCTATGGCTTCAAATGCTCCATAGTTGCCATTAGTTCCAATATGTTTACTCTGTGCCAGTACCAAATGTGGTATCTTCACTCCTTCTGCTTGTTGAAGTTCGTCAATGAGATGCGCTAAGACCAATTCGCCATTAAATGGTAGGCGTTTTAAGTAGCTTTTTATAGCCTCTTCTACGGGCTTAGTGGCGTGGATGATACTTTGTCCGTTGCTATCTAATACAAGCGGGTCATATACTATCTTTATTTGCAAGTGAAGTATATCGGGCTGATAATTTACTACCGAAAGGCGTACGCCCGCGTCTTTGATTTCCTGCAAGTAGGCTTCAAAGGCTTGCTTTTGGGCATCGGTAATAGGTTGCAATTGCTCGCCCTGTTCGCCCGCTATCTTCACTATCAAACGTCCCTCATTTGGGCTTTCCACAACGGCAGAGTACTTGACAATTTTGCTTGCTTCTATCTGTTCCTCTGTGTGTCCCGTATTGTTGAACTTATCGCTGTCAGTTAAAAGGTTAAAACCATATTGAAAGGCAAGGGCTTTGCTGCGATACCAACGTGCCGTATGGGGTTTGAGCTCGGCAAGGCGTTTGTCTATATCTGCCCTGTGCTGATCGAAAAGCTTCTCCAAACTCCATATCGCCACCGCTATAATATACACCCACAATCGCCATATAGCTACTTTGGAGGTACTGTTGAGGCTTTCCAGTGCGGGCTCTTGGGCTTTAGCTTGGAGAATAAGGGTTTGTATTTCTTGAATAGTGCGTGCCATAGTTATTGTTGTGTTACTACAAAATCTAAATTTATTGCCCATATACTGATACCCTCAAGGCATTCAAAAACTTGTTCGTCTTCTTTAGAAAAAGCCGTTGCAGGCTGCAAATTCTTAGCAGTGTAGTAGCCTAAAATATCTTTGTTGCTAAAGGCTTCTACTGGTAATACCAAGGTTTTGCCTGCTACTACATCATCGGTGATGTTAAGGGTGTTAGCCTCTGCCAACTCAAAGACGCTTTCTATTGTACCCGTATGTTGTAGGGCGAGGTCAAGGAGTGACTGATTATGTAGGACTGTGACAATCATTTTGTTTTACCATTGAGTTGCTTGTATTTTTTAAGTTCTGCTAAAAGTTCCTCTACGGAAGCCTCTAAGTCCTTAATGCGGGCATTGGCTTTCTTGAGTTCCTCGATTGCATTGGCATACTTAGCCCCTAAGTCTTCTATCATCTCTCGGTATATCTTTACGGCTTTGTCTACATTGTCCAGTTCGTTGGTTTGTAACTCCATTTGTTGCTTTGGTCGCCCAAAAAACCAACCCGCCAAGCCCGATAATACCATTCCGATAAATGAGCCAAAATGCTCTTTAAGTACTTCTGTTATCCATTCCATATATGAATGTGTTTTTTAATTAATTGTTCCTTTTCCTTCACTTGTAGTAGCGCCCGCATAAGTCCCCGCCTGAAGAGTGATTCCCGCCATCACTGTTACCTCACCACTCTTGACAAAGGTGTCAATAAGGGAGGCTAAGCGCTCGGCGTACTCTTCTATACTGTTATCGGTTTTGGTAAGCATATCCTGCAGAAGGTCAATAATGCCTTGTTTATTTAGTGCAATAGTTGGTTGATTTTTTGGTTAATCTCGTCAAACTTTGCTACATTCTGCAGAGCAAAGTTACCAGGACCCGCAGGGGTTTGAATGATAGCGCTTTTAAGCTCTATTAAAAGGTCATTTAAAAGGGTTTTAAAGTCTGCTTGTTCATTTTTAAGTTGTAATTTACCATCTTCTATCTTTAGGGTAAAACCTCCCAAGATGCATTCTACTTTCTCCAGCTCGGAGGTTCCTACTACTATTGCCGTTTCTTTGTTGATAAAAGCCACACATACCAGCGAACCTATTTTTGGTTGTAGATAAAAACCTCCCTTATCAAAGTCTACTACTAAATATACATCGTTAATAGGTGAACTACCATCTAAGGGGCTTACATCAGCAGTTTTAGCCTCCTCGTCTACAGAAGTTACTCTACATACCTTAACATATAGTTCCTGTCCCGTATTGGCTAATTGCTGTATCAATTCTTTTATCATAATGCATTCCCTAATTCAATCTTTTGTCGGTAGCCGTTGGTGCCAAAACTAATCTCATTCTTTTTCACTAAATAAGTACCACTATTGCCATCGGAGGCATGTATTTCCACCATATCGCACTTGCTTACTTCGGGTACGCCAAAGGTTTCAAAAGAGCCCTTAAAACCACTTTGCTTGTATCGTTCCAACGCCTGCATTGCGTACTTCTTTAGCTCGGCTTCTGTCAGTCCATCTATGCGGAGCTTTATTACTTCTCCGTCTTTGTCACCATATTCGTAGGTGAGTTTCTTATGCTTGGCGTTAAAGCTTTGTGCCTCCACTCGTACCCTTATATCGTCTTTATCACGGTAAGTAAAATCCTCACTGATGATATTTTTGCCGTGCTTAAAAAGGTGTTTTTCGCGATTGTCTATAGGGTAGGCTAATCCAATGTACAACACCGATTCTCCGTCTATAAGCCTAAAGTAACTACTCAGCATTACCTTGTCTTTTAGCTCTTGCAACTCTTGCGATACGTTAGGCTGGGTGATACGCCAGGTTCCTACTTGTATATTATCATCAATGAGTTTGTAGCTTATATTTGTGCCTTTGAGCAGATGTTCCACTATCTCTTTGAGGGTAGCGTTCTTAAAGGCTTTAGGCTCGGCTTTTAGCGTTTTTAGTAGAAACATGCCATCTTCACATTTTATGGTGATAGGCACTTTGGCATCTACCGAACGTACGTAACCTGCAAAGCGTACTTTTAAGTCATCATCATAACCGAGTTCTACCGTAATGCGATCGCCTCGCTTGATTGGAGGCATACCTTTTTCACTTATATACCCTTGCCAGCGAATATTGCGTGGCAGTTTTAGTTCACAGGTGTCGGTAAGGCTTTCCATATCTTCTACAATGTTACACTCGGCTACCGAATTGAATTGCCAGCGGGTGCTACCCGTATCAATGGTTATTCTACTTACTAATCTTAACATACTCGTCTTGTTGTATTTGTTTGATTTCGTAAGGCTCATCGGAAAGCATTTGTATCTGTACGCTCTGGCGATTGCTGTGTGTTTCCTGTTGCAAAGAGAAGGAAGTCACCACAGCAGAACGAATCCCAAAAGCATATAGAAAATCACTTTCCACCTCTACAGTTTGTGGCGTAGTGAGCAGTTTTCTAAGAGTTTCTAAGCGACTTATAGGATAGTCTTGCTTTGGCAATAAAAACTCTTCGTCTGTCTGCTCGTCTGGCTCTCCTTCATAGTCTGTTAATGCTATATCCAAAGTAATACCATAGTCGCCATTACTAATATACTCCTTGATTGTACCATCTCTCCCTTGTAGGGAAGTAGTTACAATATTGCGCTCTTGGGAGACAGAAATAACCACTTCCTGAAATAGCAGGCTATAACGCTCGCCCTCGTGATGGGTACTCATACGCAAGGAGGTAAGCCAAGGGCGATTTTCTAAGTCACTCATTGTGACAAACTCGCCATCAAACTTCTTAACCTCTAAAGGCTTGCCCGTTTGCATGCCAAAGCGAAAAGCCAAGTTTAAGGCTACCGTTTTAGCAATAGTTTCGGGCTGTGGTTGAAAATTAAAATCAATCATATTTGTCAATCATTAGACCCCGCAAAGTCAGCGGTAGCAGTTAGGAGTATCTCCCGTACAGCTTGTAGAAGCTGTTGTCTGTCAAAGCCTTTGTCGGCATTCATATAGATATTAAAATTATCCATCATCTTTCCGATAGTAAGATTGCGCACTTTGTTTTCACTTTTGCCTTTATCACCTCCTACCCCCATGCTATTCATTGTTTTGGTAGCTGCCACGCCCCCAACTGTGGGAACAGTAGGTTTATTTTTAGTAAGGTCAAAGCTATCTTTATTCTCTACTACTGTTACTTCTTGTGGCTTATCGTCTTTTTGGGTGTTAGCCTTTTCCTCATCAGAGACTAAGTCCATATTCCTACGAAACTCCTCCACACTCCCTGAAGCATTGGCCGCCCATTCCCAACCAGTGAGCTCTGCTACCCAACCAAGTATCTTCTGTAAGGGCGCCATAATAACATCTATAAGTACCAACCCTATCCGCTTAAAACCTGCTAATATACCCTCAGACTTAAAGGCTTCGACTATACTATCCCAATGCCTTTTTATCATCATAAAGGCACTAATAAGCATACCTATAGGACCTAAGAGGAGTAGCATAGTAGAGCCAAAGGAGTCAAAATAGCTAATAGCTACCGTAACATATCCTATAAGCACCCCTATAGCACTTACCACCAGCATAATAGGGTTCATATTCATAATAGCATTCAGAATTCCTTGTGCCACTGCCATTCCCTTGGTAGCCACCGAACAAATATTTGTCCATAGGGCTGCCCTTTTTTGTGCGTTAGTAAGAAAGGAAAAGGTATTAATCAAGACACTTCCTATAGGCGCAAGTCCTGTCATTTGTTGAACAATATCACTTAGTGCTCCTGCGTATCCGAATGCCCCTCCCGTTGCGTTGAAAATAGAAATCTTAAAGTCTTCCACTTGAGCGGTAAGGCGCGCATTCTTTTCGGCGGTACTCTCCATAATTACCCCTGCTTGCTCTACCGCCGAGTTAGTGCCTTCTATTTTTTTAGACATTGCTTCAGCTTCGTCAGCCGTATTGATAAGGGCAATGGCGGCAGCCATATTCTCCTTTCCAAATACCTTAGTCATCAGGGCAGTGTCACCCTGTATCTTACGCAGGGTTTTCAATCGCTCGTGCAAGGGCACACTACTATCGGCTAAGTAATCGGTACTGATCCCCGCTTCCCTAAGTCCATCGGCAGCAAGTTTGGAAGTAAAGCGACCCTCTGAAAGAGTAGTCAGTACGTTACGAAGGGCAATCCCTCCTTCACTTCCTTTCTTACCTGCCTGATCTAATAACTGAATATAGGCGTTGGTCTCGGCAAATGATAGACCCGTAGTCTTAGCTACCATACCCACCTGCTCTAATGCTTGCTTGATTTGCGGGAGTTCGGCCGACCCATTTTGGGCAGCGGCGGACATCACATTCATCATCTCTGTCATCACCTTTGCCGCCTTGATAGGGTCTTCCATACTCACCCCGAATTGATTCAGTGAAGTATTGAGTACATCAGTAGCGGCTATGGTATCGCCTCCCATTTGCTTGGAGAGAATATTCACATTCTCGCCCATCAGCTTCATTGCTTCGCTATTCTTGGCGATGTCTGGGCTAAGCTGTGAAAGCATCATCTTATAGGCTTCCACGTTATCTACTGCCGAAGTACCAAAGGTTTTAGCAGTTTCACGTGCGGCCATTTCTATAGCTTTGAGGCCTTCGCCTGTAACTCCAGTAATGGCCGAGAGTTCGGATAAGTTCTTTTCAAGAGCTATGCCGGGAGCATATAAGTTAGCCGCTGCTGAGGCTGCCCTATCAGTCAGATTAAGAAAGGCCTCAAAGTTTATATTGGATAGTTTTGTACTTTCCTCTATTGTTTTAGATACTCCTTCTATAGCCTTAGTGGTATTTTCGGAAAAGGTATTCAGAGTCTGATTAATCTGGGTAATCTCTGCCTGTAGTATATCCATGTTTTTGAACAAGGCCACAAATACAGCGGAAACCTGATTATCTCCTGCTATATTGAAATTTATACCATAATTAAATGTATTATTCATTTCTTTTTTGTAACTTTGCCTTGTTAAACTTATACTACTATGAAAACACTATTTTGGCTTGTTTATATCCTATCTTTTATAGTATTTGTGATAAGTTCCATACTATGGAATCTTTACGAAGTGGGAGGTATTAGTATCTACATCAGCCTACATATATTTTTCTTTTGCTTGGTATATAGCAATATCTACCCCAAAAAGGTAAAACTATCCACCCATAAGTACCTTAAATAACTCTGCTTGGTTTTGCATACGCCAATGCTCTAACCACATTGCTTGGGCATAGAGCTTACACCACTGACTGGCTTGCAGACTTTCGGGGTTTACCCCAAAGTTAGCACGAATCAGTGCCTCAGCTTTCCACTCTTCTTTCTCACTGGGCTCACTCTGTAGTGAGCCTATAAGTTTTTTGCGGTTGCCCTCGTTTTTTGTACCCTTAGCATTAGGGCTTCTACTGCTTTGAGTTTGAGCATATCGCGCCCCACAATAGCCTCATCAGCTCTCACTACATAGTTCAGGTAAGCCACTTCGGCGGCTTTCACCTCGTCGGTCTTGGAGATCTTGGTCATTGCTTCCAAGTGTTTGAAGGTTGGCTCTTTGAAGATCACTTGATGAGTCTGCCCGTCAGCTTCTACTTCCACCAATACCAACTCGCCATGTTTTTCTTTAAGGGATTGTATTTCGGCTTCCGATAGCCCACAAATAGTAGCAGGTTCGGTGACTTTGTTTTCTTCTACAAACATAAACGTTTCTTTTTCCATAATAATTAAATGCTTTTATCTACTACGTGGCTTACAATAAGAGGTAATTCTACTTCTTTGTGCATATCGCCCTCCTTCCATTCAAAAGATGTTTTTTGAAACTCACAATTCTTTAGTATATGGGTGACCATGGGCTGATTATCGGGCTGATAGTTCACCGTGATAGGGAAAGGTGCAATACGGTGCAATTGTCCTTTAGGGGCTTTGGCTTTCAGCGCCATTACAGTTGAGGCAAGCACAGTGATAGAAGCGGTAGTCTTCACTCTGCCATACCCACGACTCACGGGGTGGCGACCTGCACCATATACGTTCTCTTTTTCTTGCTCCTCTTCATACTTTATGGCAACAATACCCGTAACGGGCACGCCCCCGATAGTGCAGATGATATCTGCCCATCCATACTCTCTTCCGTTGATAAGGGGTTCTAATTCTAACATTTTTAAAGTGCTTTTAAACAGTTATTAAATTGCTATACATTAAGGGCAAAGCCAATAGATACTTCTATCTCACGCATAGTGCCTACAGGTACTATTTTGAGTACTATCTCTAATTTGGAGGTCTGTAAAATGCGCTGGCGTGGGTTGATATACACCTTATAGCCGCTGAGTTCACCGTTACGTTTCATTGCATCCAAAGGCTCTTCACAAAGAGCATTGATAGCTGACACAGTAGCTGTTTGTAGGTTACCTGTATCGGGGTCAATATAGGCAGGGCCTGAAACTTTAGGCACAAGTACACGGTTTAGCTCACGGATAGCCTTGTCTATAGTACGATTGTTCTCTATATAAGCAAAGTCACTGGTGGCGGCTGTTGCCGTAAAGCTATCGTTAAAATAGGTGCCTGCGTTGCCTGCATATTGAGTAAGGAAAATATACCCTTTGCCGTGCAAGGCTTCTACTTGTGCAGGGGTAAGGCTTCCAAGCTTGGTGCCGTCCGCTAAAGCGGGTACATCCAATTCAAGGGCTCGCAGCACATCGCCTGTAAGACCTTTATTGTAAGCAACAGTCACTAAGTTCTGTTTCTCTACCCAGCCAATGCTTTCGTGTACGCTGGCTTTGGAAATAGCTCCAAGGGCAGCCCCTATACAACCCACTGCAGGGGTAGTTTGTGCGATATAAGCCCCACGCCCTGCACCATCTTGACCTATAACCACACTCACGAGTTCGGCACTTTTGGTGCGCAAATCGGGGAGGTTAGCAATATCTTCGGCTTTTAGTTTAAAGCTATACAAAAGGCTTGCAGGGGTGATACGTTTGGCTAACTCCTTGCCGATAGCGTTTAGCTTGCTAAGAGCGTTGTCTAAGCCCGAAAGTTCGGTTTTGAAGTCGCAAACGGCGATTTGTCGGAGTTTGCCTTGGGCGAATGCCTGCAGGGTTTTTACTTCAGTGTAATTACCGTCAGCACTTGCTACTGATTGCACGTATAACTTTGCCCCTTCATTGACACGAAAGAACTCGGTTATATGATAGTGCAATACAGGGGCTGTATCGGGGAAAATTCCCTTGCCGTTTAGCTCCTCTACTGAAAGCAATAAGGTAGGGGCAACGGCTGTTTCGCCATAGACAATAAGCCCAGAGATATGGTCTTCACCTGCGAGTTCACGCCCTAAGCCACCATTTTTTCTTATGAATTTTACTCCGTTCATTGTTTAGCGTTTGTTAAAGTTTTTAGGTTTGAGTTCAAAACGTGATTTGTCTTGCTCTTCAGAGGGCTCTGAGTTTTCTGAACTATCAGAGTTTTCAGAGGGCTGTGGGTTTTCTGAATTGTCGGGAACTTCTGAACTATCAGTGTTTTCCGGAGAAGGCTCTAAGGGTTCAGCGGTTACTACTGTTTTAGGATTCTCTGTTTCAGTAACTACCTCATTTTTTACCTCCTCTTTCTCTGTTGCTTCTTCTGTGCGTACTACTTTTTTTACCTCTTGATTTTTGAGGGTGAGGGCGTAGTTTTGTGCGCCGTTTTCGGTGTAGAAGTATTTGCCGTCAGCCGTTTTGTAGGCTACATCAAGCCCTGGGTTATCTTTGAATATACTGTCCATTTTTTTTCTTTTAGGTAGGGGCGTATCACCATACACCCCTATGAGGTTTAACAATTATATCAGTGCCGCAATGTACTTGTTCTCCAAAGGTACCGCTATAAAATAGTGGCGATAGGCCAAAAGGTTCGCCTGATTGGTAGGATCCTGCTTTGCCTCAGAGTAGTACTGCTTGGTACGCCCTGTTTTCTTTCTCACTGCTGGTACAACAAAAGCTACAGAAGCGGGTTTGTCACTGCTGGTAGGTACTTGGTCAAAGGCGATTTTCTGACCTGCACTGCTATAGTAGGGGTGCTGTTCGTAGGTTTTGATTTCAAAGCCTGCAATCACAGGAGATACCTGCCCCTGACGATAGTTGATAAGTTGATCCCCAAAACGTTCTCTGTCCTTGAGTAGGGAGTTGAAGTGGTCAAAGCACAGCACCAAACGGCGTCCTGCCAATGGCCAACCCGCCTTATCACATTTAGCCTTGAGGGCTACCAAGTCATTGTAGGTACATTCTGTTCCTGCAAGGGTGAGTACAGGAGTAGCCGCAGTGTTCTGTGTAGGGGCAAGTGCATGTATAGCCTTACCATACTTGCGTACACTGATTTCGTTGGTTTGTGCATGAGTTACGGCGTCTATCTTGTCATAGCTTGAACCAACAGTTTGGTCATCGGTAACCTTGGTAGGCTTGGTTTGGTACTTATCCAAACGGACAGTAACCTCGTTTTCAGTGTAGTTCTGTACCGCAAGTGGATAGGTACTGTTATTGATAAGTACATCGGGTTTGAACTCGGTAGTGGGGATATGGATTACATTGTTTTCGCCCATTTCCATTACATCTCCGTCCAATTCTTGTACGCCATCCAAAAAGTCGGCTGTACCCCCTTGGGAGAGTGTTTGGTGTACTCGTCTCTCCCATATTTCTGGAAAATTCATTGCCATTGTAATACTGTTTTATTCGTTTTTAAATAGGGTTTAAATTATAGTTTTTCACTCTTCACTTTTGCTCTTTATTAAATAGAGGCGATGAGCTTTTGGTAGGCTTCGGGGTTTCCATTCTTGAAGGCTACTTTTTCCTCTAAGGAGAGCTTTTGGAAGTCCTCCATAGTAGCTACTCCTGTTGTACCTGTAGGGGTAGTAACTCCTGCGGAGAAAGACTTCTTAGCGGGGATCCCCTCCAGTGTGGCTTTAGCTAATTCAAAGTTCTGCGCAGCCAAGTCAGCAAAAGTCTGACGCTTGTCTGCTGTGATTTTGCCACTCTTGATAGCATCGTCAAGCATTTGTGCTGTGAGGGCTTCTCTTTGGGCTTTTTCTTTGGCTACATAGGCGCTAAGTTGTTCTTCTGAAAGGGTGAGCTTTTCTTTGAGCTCATCACGGCTTTTGGAAAGTGCCAAGATAGCGGATTCTATTTCGTCTGCCGATAGTTCCTTAGTACTGGCGCTCATACCCAAGGCTACTAAGGCTAATTGTGTAAGTTGTAACTTCATATGTACTGTATTATTAGGGTTTGTTTTTGGAAATGAGAGACAAAGTTCCTTAATCTCTTCCTCGGTAACTTCTATCCCGTCCATCTGTAGGCGTAACGCATTGGCATTACTTGGTATGGCTACTATAGAGGCCTCAAAAAGGGAACATTTTTTCAGGACAATAGCCCCGTTTTCATATGCCAAGTCCTTTTTATGAAAAGCAATGCCCATACTTGCGCCACGGATGACACCTCTTTCCACCTTACCTGCTATCATTTTAGCGTTTTCGTCCTGCATATCAAAGAGAGGTTCGGCAAAGAGTTTTCCCTCCTCTAAGACAACGTTCTGCCAAGAGCCGATGACACTATGGTTATTTTGATTGTGTCCGTCCAACATTACGGGGTTGGCCAAGAATCGCTCTAAGCTGATACCAGCCGATAGTATGTGAAAGCCATAGGAGTTGGCTACCTTTTCATCATTGAGTACAAATCTGGGCATATACTTTTCTTTTTGGGTTTGTCTGATTTCTGGCGCAAAATTAAGGCGGCTTTCTTACCCCTGCAAAAAGTGGTAACCTCTGGTAACAACATTGTTACTTCTGGTAACAACTCTGTAACCTCTGGTAACAACTTTTTGTTTTTTACATGTCCAATTCCCAATTTTGCATTTTATTTAGACTATGGCAAAAACAAAAGACGCTGTTCGTATTAAGGCGGAACAGTATTATATTGAAAATATTGAGGTTACTCAAGCAGAAGTAGCGGAGCTCTACGGAGTACGCCCTGCCACTATTGGTGAGTGGGTAAAGAAGTACGATTGGGAGGACAAGCGTTTGAACTTCCACGCTTCGCCTACTATTATCAAACAGAAGCTACAAGCTGAGACCATTAGGGTAATGAACGGGCAGGAACCTACTTTCTCGGCTTCTGATGTGGGTAAGTTAATGGCTGCCTTAGATAGGTGCGAAACGCAGGCAGACCCTACTACTGTATATAAAGTGCTGAAGGAACTGGACATGTTTATATCACAACAAGACGCTGAGTTCGCAGCTCAATGTACTAAGTATCACAAACAATTCTTACAACTAAAAGTGAAAAATGAGCAAGAAGGATAAGATATACGCTAAACTCTTAGCTGATTACGACAAGCATTGCCTGCTGATTGCTAAGGCTACTTCGGTAAATATACACGAAACAGCTAAAGAGAAAGCGGCTCGTATTAAGAACTTGGAGGGCGATTATGTGCGTTGGTTTGAATATTATTTCCCTAACTATGCTAAGCAGAAGTGTGCGTGGTTTCACGCCAAGTTGGCTAAGCTGATAGTAGATAATAGACGGCTGCGCTTACTTGCTGAGATGTACCGCTCAGCAGGAAAATCGGTACATATAGATATGGGGATACCGTTGTACTTGTACTTTGCCAAGAATGATTTGCGATTTATGCTTTTGGTGGGCGAGACTGAACCTAAAGCTAAGAAACTGCTATCGGGCATACAGGCACAGCTGGAGCATAATAACCGCTTGCAGAATGATTACGGCAAGAGGTCATCGGCGGGGGACTGGTCGGATGGTTCGTTTGTTACTAATGATGGGGTTCGGTTTATGTCGCTTGGTTTTGGGCAAAACCCACGAGGGGCACGAGAACAGTCGGAACGCCCCGACTATATAGTGGTAGATGATGTGGATAGCAAGAAGTCTATCCACAACGACCGCATTATGCGTGAAAGTGTAGACTATATCACCGAAGATGTATGGGGGTGTTTTGACAGTGAGGACAATGCCACTGAACGCTTTGTATTTGCGAATAACAACTTCCACAAAAACTCAATAACGAACCGCCTTAAAACGTACTTCAATGAGGTGATTAGCACGCCTAAAGAGGAGGGTAGTTATGAAGATAGTCCGCAAACAGAGTTCAAAATACTTACGGTGTGTGCAGTGAAAAACTTACAGGACTTTATTCCTGAATGGCCTGAGAAAACATCGGCGGAGTACTGGCGTAATAAGTTTAAGAGTATGCCCTACCGCTCGTTTATGCGGGAGTATATGCACACCCACATAGAGGATGGGGCTATCTTTAAGTACGAGGATATTCAGTATAAAAAGGCACTGCCACTGAGCAAGTACGATAACCTTTGTTTTTATGGTGACCTTTCGTATAAGGAAAATGCGGACTACAAAGCCCTGATTTTGGTGGGCAATATAGGCAAAGAGTTTCATATACTGCTATGCTATATGCAGCAAAAAAGCCGTGCGCATTGTGCTAAATGGTTGTATGACCAGTATGAGAAGTATCGCTTAGACCGCTACAATGTACGTTATATGATTGAGGGACTTTTTGCGATGGACGAGTTTGTCTCTGATTTTGATAACGAGGGCGACAAACGAGGTTACTATATCCCTATCGTAGCCGACAAACGAAGTAAGGCAGATAAGTTTGACCGTATAGAGAGCCTTGCGGGCTATTTTGAGCGCAAAAATGTGTGGTTCAATAGTGAACAGAAAGACGCGGATATGCAGGTGCTTATTGACCAGTTCTTAGCTTTTGAAAAAGGTTCGGGTGCTCACGATGATGGACCCGATGCCGTGCATGGGGCTTTTAAATGGCTAATAGGTCGAAATAGACAAAGTAGTAACCAATATGCCTTCGGGGCGAGAGTTAATAACAGATACTAATATGTTCCTAACAAAAGAAGATTTAAAGAACAACATCTACTCCTACCAAGTGGAGCAGATCACCGAAGGGGACGACGCTATAGTATTGCAGGCGTTAGATACTGCCGAGCAGGAGGTAAAGTCCTACTTCTACACCAATGACAAAAAGGAGTACTTGGACGGCAGACCGCGCTATGATGTAGAGGCTATCTTTGCCAAGCGTGGGGAGGAAAGAAACGCCCTTGTGGTGAGCCTTTGTCTCTCTGTAGCAAAGTGGTATATAGTGGATCTGTGCAACGCTGATATTATCTATGATCACGCCAAAGAACGTTATGATAGAGCAATAGAGTACCTTAAAAGACTTGCTAAAGGAGAAGTAAATATCAGTTCGTTACCTATTATGCCTCGTACTGAGGAAAGCCAACAACAAACAACTCCTTTTCTCTTTGGTTCCCGTAAAAAATTTAATCACGAATAATGAAAGATATACTCACCAATACAGATTATGACCTTATCATACAAGAAGGCGACTTTTTCTGTGGGGAAAGTACCGCTCAGCACCTCGAATTTCTCATGCTTTCCTTTCAGGGCGAATGGAAAGAATCACCTATCATTGGGGGGAACATCAAGCACGCTCTCAATGGAAATGTGTCTCGTGCCCTTGATAGGCATATACGTATTCAATTAGAAGCAGACGGATTTAGTGCCGAAGTATTACAAATCACCGAGAAAGGTATTAACGTTAAAGGAAAATACAAGCAATGAAACCCTATAAGAACTATAAGAAAACTAAAAAAGCAGGTAATAACAGCCTGCAACCTACCCGCAATATCGTTCCCAAGGCAATGGCTCGTACCCGTGCCGATGTACTCACCTGGAGGAGTGCCCTCTCTATGGCTGAGAATATAGATAACCCTAAGCTATATCCTTACTACAACTTGGTAAAGGATATGCTCCTTGACGCCCATACTACCTCACAAATCAAAAATCGCAAACTAAAGACGCTATCGGCTAACTTTTCCATAAAGAAAGCCAATGGGGAAATTCACCCCGAGCTGACAAGTCAATTGCAGAAGTCTGTATGGTTTGGCGAGATTATCGGGCATATTTTGGATAGTGAGTACTTTGGCTATACCCTTATAGAGCTCAATCGTACTGATGAGCAGGGCGTAGAAGTTTCCTTAGTACCTCGCCAAAATGTAATACCTCAAAAGGGGCTAATTCTCAAGGACTATACCGACGACAAGGGGTTAGACTATCTCAATGCCTCTGAGTATGGTACCTGGCTGTTGGACTTTGGCGGGGTAGGTGAGCTGGGACTTATCAATAAGGCGATACCACATATCCTCTTTAGCCGATTTGCGCAAAGTTGCTGGTCAGAGTTATGCGAAATTTACGGTATTCCGCCACGTGTAATGAAAACAAACACCCGTGATCGTCAAGCCCTCAATCGTGCCGAGAAGATGATGACCGATATGGGAGCCGCTGCTTGGTTTATTATTGACGAAACCGAGCAGTTCGAATGGGCTACCAATGGGGTTCCTTCTACGGGTGAAGTGTATGATGGGCTGATAAAGCTATGCCGAGACAACATCTCCTTACTTATCTCAGGGGCTATCATAGGGCAAGATACAAAGTATGGTAGCAAGGGTAAGGAGGTCAGTTCACAGGATATGCTACAAGCTCTTGTGGATGCCGACCAAACTATGGTAGAGCAGTATATGAAAGATAAAGTACTACCTGCCCTGTACGCCATTGGGGTACTCCCCGAAGAGGGCTTATCGCTCGTGTATGACCAAGCAGAGGACTTGGGCGAACTGTGGACACGCACTAAGGAAATACTACCTTATAAAGAAGTCTCTGATGATTGGATTAAAGAAAAATTCGGTATTGAGATAGTAGGTAACAAAGCACCTACTACACCTCAAAAACTCTCCTTAGATTTTTTCGACTAAGCCCCGAAATTATGCCCGCGGTGGCTCACCACTATTTCGGGGCTATGCATCAAAGTCTAAGTCTGCAATATGCGCCCTGTGATTGTGAGGCATGCCAAGAAGCAAAGTTATCAAGCGCACAAGAGCCTCCAAAGAAGCCGTTAGACCTTACCGAAGTAGCGAAAAAAGCCTTTGACCAATTACATAAGAGAGGTAGCTACAGACCTGAAGACTTAATGAAATACAAAGCCTACCGCGACCTTATTACTGCTACCTCCGAAGTGTTTAACACCACTATCCCTCACGAAGTACCGGAGGAAATGAAAGCCTATTTAGAACGCGATGTATTTATCTTTTCGGGGCTAAAAACTCATACGCAACTCACAGAAGCCCGTAGCAAACTCAAAGACGAGCAGGGTAATGTGCGTCCTTATTATCAGTTTGAGCAGGAGATACTAAAGCTGAATAACACCTACAACCGTAACTACTTAGAAGCCGAGTACCAATTCGCTGTACAGAGCGCCCAAAGTGCCACTAATTGGGCAAACCTGCAAGAGGATACAAGTAGGTATTGGTTGGAATATCGTACCGCAGGCGATGAGCGAGTAAGACAAAGTCACGCCTCTTTAGCAGGAATATGTTTGCCAAAAGACGATGCTTTTTGGACAGAGTACTACCCGCCTAATGGCTGGCGTTGTCGCTGTACTGCTGTAGAAGTATTGGCTCGGGAAAATACCAAAAGCAACCCCGAAACTGCCAAAAAGGCAGGAGAAGAAGCGACTACTCAGATAGGTAAAAGCGGTAAGAACAAACTGGCCATGTTTCGTTTCAATCCAGGGCAAGAAAAGAAGGTATTTCCTCCTAATAACACTTATACCCAAGTGGTAGGAGCGGAACAGGTGAAAAGAGAACTAGAGACAATAACAGAAAGAAAGATTGTTAATTTACAAGAACTTATAAGAAGAAACCAGCCCACAAAAGAAGAAGTGGAAAATATAATGCTAAAATATGCAGAGTTATTCCCCGAAGATTTCAGAAAAGGGCTTGGTGAAGTGAGTTTTACAAACTCTCCTAATTTCTTAATGCAACACTCAATGTCTTATCACCCTTCCACTAATGAATGGATTGGAAAATCAACAATAAAGATTAGTAACCACACCTTTGCAGGTATTGGTTTCAATGCCTCTATTCAATTGAGAGAAGCTTTAGGAGCTATAAAAAAAGGAGAAGAGCTAACATTTAAACAAGAATATGCTATAGAATCTTTATGGCACGAAATATTACATGCTAAGACACAAACACGCCCGATACTACTCAATAGGAGACAAACAGAAAGTATGGAGACAATAAATGAATTTATAGCTCGTCATACATACAATGAATTTATAGAAAGGCTTGGGGGAAAAGCCATACATCAACAAAAGATTTTAGAGGAGGGATATGGATATAAAGGTTGGATAAATAACTTTAGGGAGAGGCTAAAAACAAATGGTATAAGTGAAGAAGAAGCCGTTGAGTTCTTTAAACCTCATCTAATGAGTGATTATTCTAATATAGAAGAAAAGATAATAGAGTTTTTTGCTATACAGCGGTAAAGTTACAATCATACCCTAAGCCATATTCTTTGTAGGCTTTTGGTAGTTGTTGCCAATATTGCTCAGCCTTGTCCATATCTCCTCTTTCCTCAAAGAGGCAAGCCAAATCATAAAAAGCAAATTCCTTAGTAATATGCTTCTTATAGCTCTCGGGGGTTAATTCTTCTTTTAATTCAATGCCAAATTTTAGCATGAATGAAAAAGAATCAAACCTCAAAGCATTCAATTCCCATTCTGTGGGAGCGTAGTCGAAGATTGTTTCCATAAGTAAACTATATATTTGGCTACAAAGGTACAAAACAAATTTCAAACAAAAAACAAATCTTTTTAAAACTTTTCTATAGCAAAAAACTAAGCAATGCATAGAAGAATTAATCATCAATCATTGACAATTAACCATTATTGAAATGGACTTTAAAACCTTTTTAAATCACGTTTTAACCGATACCAAGGTAAAACTTACTGAGGCTTTCGACCGCAACTTCGAGCGTAAGGGATTCTTTGGTAATGGGTGGCCAGAAACTAAAATCCCCAATCGCCGTGGCTCTCTAATGATACGTACTGGAACCCTGCGTCGCTCTATCCGTAGTACAGTTGAGGGATCTTCTGTGCGTTGGACAAGCTCCGTACCCTATGCTGATTTGCAGAACAATGGGGGCGAACTCGTAATAACTGAAAAAATGAAACGTTATTTTTGGGCAATGTATTACAAAGTGAGCGGGGCGGCTAAAGGACGCAAAGGGAGTGCTAAAAAGGCTTTTTCAGTAGAAGCAGAGCAGTGGAAAGCCCTTGCCTTAAAAAAGGTAGGTGACAAACTAAAAATACCCAAGCGACAATTTATCGGTGACCATCCTGAAGTAAAACGAATGGTAGATGATATTGTAAATTTTAATATGAAAGAACTACTAAATAGCATACACCAATGAAAGCATTATTAGAGAAAATACAACAAAAAGTAAGCGAGATAACAGAACTTAAATACATAGACGAGAATTGGGGACAGTTAGACTATTACAGCCCTAATATGCCCGTGCAATACCCCTGTACGTTGATAGATGTGCAACAGGTACAGTATTCCAACATAGGAAAAGACCTTACCAAAATACCTCTACAACGACAAATAGCTCAGGTACAAATCAAAATTACCATAGCTAATATGCGCCTTACCAATACTTCCCTACAAGCACCAAGAAGACAAAAGGAGGATGCTTGGGCTATCTGGACGCTCATAGAGAAGATACACCAAAAGATACACGGCTTTTCTCCTTTGCCTAATGTATCCCCTCTTATCCGTACCTCACAAAACCGAACCCTTCGTGATGATGGGCTCCAAGAGTATGAAGTATATTACTCCTGCCAGATACAGAATATCTAACTCATGGCTAATCATTGGTTATTGGCTATTAGCAATTGTTCGTCCACATCTGTATTAAGGATCTTGTAGAGGGTTTTTCGTGAAATGAAGAACTTAGGGTAGATAAATTCCCTCCATATTACTGAAATAGGAATGTAGCGGCAATCATGTCTATTGAACTCTTCCATTACTGCCCTGTAGCGCAATAGGCAGTTTTTGTTGTATCCTTTGTGTTCTTTCTCTTGGGCTTCCATAAGTTATGGTATTCTTTGGTTTAGACCGCAAAATTAAAAAAACACCCGCTTATTTCCAAATTGGATTTTAGCGGGTGTTCTCTAATTAAAATATAAAAATGACACATCAAAACTTCCTCATCTTTTTACAAAGCCTCTCCAGATCATCGTCATAACTCTCCGTGCGATTCTCCCTATAGCGGAATTGTTCGTGGGCTTGTTGATTTTGAGTAACCACCACCTCGGTGCGCTCCTGATCATACTGTCGAAAGATACTCATCACTTTTGGCATACTGATACGCTCATAAAGCTCGCCACACTCGCCTGATACAATTCTCTTGAAGATAAGCGAAAGTTCAGATATCTTTAGGTGATGATAATCTGCCATGATCTGCTCGGCACATAGCCGTATCTGCGCCTCTGTAAGAGGCTTATTCAAGTTCAATAACTCATTGAGGTAGATCAGCCACAGGCTAATATAGCTCCTTAGAAATGCCTCTCCTTTACTTTTCTTTATCTGAACTAAGCTCAGGGTCTGTCTACTCAAAGCATCACTCACTCCCTTAATTCCCGTACTGTGCATCAGACAGTTATTCGGAGAATAGACCTCTAAGAACTTCTCGTTTGAAATCGTCGCTAACTGTTGGCTTGGTGCGACTATTACCTCGTTTTGCATTTTGTAATATCTTATTAAGTTGTGAATTGATATATTTCAAATCGGTATTCCTTTGGTGGAACTCGTCCAACTGCCCCCAGTGTTGCAATAAATACAGCCACGTGGCAAGGGCTTCCTGCTCATCGGCTGAATTATTCGTAAGGTAGGTGATAATCTGCTTGAGCGCCTTGCCGTCCGCACCCGTGAATTTTGGGGACAAACCAAATTGTCTATGATAGAAGGCAAACCACTCGTCCAAAAACAAGGCGTATAAGCTCGGCGGGTTCGCCTCTTCCTCTCGGTAGGTAACTCTATCACCCCAAGTCCCTTGCCATTCCTCTATAAGGTTTTCCAAGGGAGGAACCAATAGCCCTATTTGCTTGAGGCGCTCGCCCTCCAATGTGCCTTTTTTGACTTCCATTTTTTGGAACTTTCCTCCTTTATAGGTCAGCTTTAGCACAACGGCACAACTGCGTATGGTTACTATATAGGTCATTTTCCGAAATTTAATTATCTGTCCATAAGATAGTTATTCCTTCTATTAACTCTGTTATTTCTTTAACAAAAGGTTCTATATCTGTATCCTCTACCTCTCCCGAGGAGAGGTCTAAAGAGACATTTAGTATTAACACCTTGGCTAAAATAGTATTCTTTTTAACTTCTTTAAGTGCTTTGATAACTTTTTTAAACTCTTCTATTACATCTTGTTTATTCATTTTTATATTGTTATATGTTATACTTCTACTTTTGTTTTTGTTAATTGTTTCCCACAATCTTGGCAAAATACAGCAGTTATCGCTACGGTACAATACCCTCCTATTGTGCGTAATACTTGGTGCTTGTGAGGGCATTTGTCACTGGTCACCTGTCGTTTGTCACTTCTTTTCATATTGATATCGTTTCTCAATTATTTTCTCCAAGGCTACTATTACCTTACTGACTTCCTTATTCGTCATTTCCTTTAAGGACTTTTGTACGGGGCACCTCTTACTTAGCAGAAACTTACCCAATCTTCCAAGGTCCGGAATCTTAGGATTATCCTCCCGTATCCACCCCAATTCGTGGCACTTAGCTAACAAGCTAAGGTGTTGTGCGTTATGGCTATCAAAGTACGCCTCCTTGCTGTAGTTATACTTCAGCCAGTCTAATATCTCAAAAGCTTCGCCTTCGGTTAGTTCCTTGCTCGATCCCAGCTCTCTAAAAACAAAGTCCGATAGGAAAGCCAGCCGTTCGTCTCTATCCTTAAACTTCTTTCCTAAGAGGCTTTGTAGGATCTTTAGTTGTCGTGTGCTAATCATAATACTGATCTTTAAATTTTATTCTTATATAATCACCTGCATTGTACTCTTTATAGTCTTCTTCAAAAACTCTAATTTTTACAGTACCTTCTTTATTAGCTACATATATATAATACTTTTCAGGATGATATCTACTTGAGCGAACCTTTCCTACAAAATGAGATGTTCTATGAGCTGGTATAAGTTCCTTATCTACCACATAACCTATCATTACTTTTATATCATCTTCTGGGTCTTTTTTAGAGCATCTATCATCACAGGAAATAGATACAAGTGACAATATTAAAAACGTTGCTATTTTTTTCATTTTAAATCGTTTTCAAGTTCAATAAGATAAGCAGGTATTAGCCGAAATGCATTAAACTCAATACCACATAGATAGTGAATGTAATTCTCTTTTGAGTATTGTTCAAAAGAAACATCTAAAGCCTTACATCGGGGGTACTTTTTGTTTAACTCTTTGGCTTTTTCAATGATGTATCTCTTTATTACATCTAAATTAGCGGCTTGATATAATTCTCCTTCCATTCCTCTTAGAAATTCGGAAAATTCAGCTTGTAACTTATTTTTTGTTTGCGTTCCATTGCCAAAAAAGCAATAGTAATGTGTTGGTTTTTCTTTCATTTTAAATCGTTTTTAAAGGTTATTTAAAACCCTGCCTTAGGGGGGCTCTTATGGGCGTCCCCTTAATACCAACGACGCTAAGGGCAGGGTATCTAATAATCGTCCGCAGTGGCTTACCGCTAATCAATAGAGAAGTTGAAGTTTACTCTTTTTTCTATACCATTCTCAAATTTGACCAACTTATACCCACGTATATACATACTCGTACGTATATCTACGATAGCGTTCTCTATGATCTCCATACCCTCATCAAAGAGGGCACTGTTAGCCTTTTGCCTTAGCGTGCCTAACTTGCGCACCTCTCGTGGGTTTAGGTTCCCTTGTGCATCTGTCCTTAATGCTGTATTAAGGAACTCCAATAGGAGTTTTTCTTTTTCAGTATCTCCCGCCAAGGAAGACATATAGGTTTTTATCTTCTTAAGTCCTTCGCTCTCTGTACCATTAAAGGCAGGGCGTACATTCCAACCTATACGGATACTCGCTGACCCATCTGCTTTGGTAAAGGTATGCGAATCCTGTTCCTCTTTCTGAGTGCCGTATAGCTCGGCACGGAGAGCTATGATAGTCTTCGCCTCTTGGAAGAGTTTCGCTACCAAATCCTCTACATCCTCCCGTTGCGAAAGGCAGAACCCAATGTTATCATCTACTAATTCTGCTTCAAGCTCCAAAAGTGTCTGTCTGCTCTGTTGTTTGGCTAATTTCTCTGCTCTTTGCTTCTCTTTGAGTTGCTCTTGTAACTTCTTTAAGTCCTCAGCACTCATCTGTGATAAATCTACACTCATTTTATTATCTTTTTTAATTGTTATTATTCGTCTATTTCTACTTCATAACTCCAAACCATAGCATCATCCTCACTTATATTATTAGTGAACCACTCAAAAGCATCTTCATATTCTTGTGGATGACTTACACCAATGGAGATATCAATATCAAACATCTTTTTTAACTGCTCAAAAACTTTATCAGGTACTTCTACCTCTCCAAGTCCTACCGTATAGGTAACTGTTACGTTTAAATCCTTAATAACTTTCATTTTATTGTCTTTTTTTTAAATTATCGTTCTACTTTTGCTTTGAATAGTTCGTGAGTCTCTATTGGTTCCCATCCCTTTTTGTCTTCGTTATACCACATCAGCACCCTGTCCTGATCGTACCTAAGATAAGGAGACTCCCAGTTGTTTTCTCGTATCCATTCGTAGATGGTCAGTACCACTATTGGTACACTTTTCCTGTATCCAGCATGATACTGATGTATCATGGTACGCTCTTCTGCTGTCAAGGCCTGTAAGAAGTTGTCAAGCCTGAGCACTTCCATATATAGCTGTTTCATCAACTGTTATTTTTCGTTTTTCACTCTTTTCTATTAGCTGTAGTATTGTCTTTGGATATACCCTAAAGATGTCATCTACCGAAAGGGTAATCATCAGCTCTACATCTGCCTTGTCAAAGACGCCCTCTCTAAGAGCCTTGCCGTAATACCTCTCTATACTACACTCTACCAAGTAGTACCATTGATCATCAAACCAATTATTGAGATAGTCATTACCCGTTAAGCGTTCTAATCTTTTCACTATTCGTTTTTTTCTATTCACATGCTCACACCAAGTAAGAAAGTACCCATACTTGAGCGCTTCATATTGCCTATAACTACAATCCAAGTAGTACAGCAGGCAATGCCTAAATGTCTTTTGTTTCTCTATAGTTCCCATATTTTATTATCTATTATCTAATCATTTTCAATTCTCTTTCCCCTGCTTTGCTTTCGGAGATGATGTAAGGCTCTAATTCATTACCTCCTGTTCGTGTCTTGTCTATATATGCCTTGAAGTCTTTTACTAAGATTCTATCTTGGCAAAACCAGTAAAACTCCTCCGCTACAGCTCCCTTGGGCATTCCCTTACTCATTTGCGAGATTCCGATAAAGAGGGTTTGAGGAAATTGCCGAATAAGTTCGTGATAAGCTGCTGCCTTTTGACCTCTAAAACAAGCCTGCACGCTGTCTATAAAGACTATTTTAGGTTGCTGTGGGCGACTAAGGCGCTGTACCAGTTTATCCAAAGGCTCTCCACACACTAAGTATTTGTTTTTGTACTGCTTAAGCCCTGTACGCTCCAAGTTAGTAAGCAATGAAAGGCTTCCGCACTCTTCCAAAGAGTTGTATAATACCTTTTCTCCAAGGCATAACTCTCGCATCAATTGCAGTGCATAAGTTGTCTTTCCGTGCCCCGAATCTCCATAGATAAGGATACTTCCCGCTCGCTCTATCTCTCCTAAGTGGGTATGCCAAGGCTCCGATAGGGGTAAAGTCTTATATTTCTTTCTCGCCAAGTCCTCATAGGTGTAAGCCCTTGGTATCGTTACTTTGTTATCTATCATTAGTTATTAGTTATTAATCGCCTCTGCGGCTCGCACTTTTTCTATTTCGGTACGTACTTTTCTAAGACTTCCCTTGGTACGCGCAAATAGTTGTTCGGGAGTAAAGGTAGAGCCGTTTGCTTCGCCTATCTGAGCTATTTGTCCCAAGAGGAAAGCTGTAATAGCTTCGTTGTCTTGGGCAGGGCTTACACGGCTATACTTGGAGCCGTAGCGGTCAAATATCTCTGCATATCCTACTTTTTTGATGTCCTTGTTTCGGTCTATCTTTGCCTGTAAGCCGTCGGCACCCATCATATACCAACCACAAGCGTACTCGGTTGCATTCCATAGGCTTTTGAGTTCAAGGAAAGCGTGGTACTCCAAGTCTCCTGCTTCGTCCAAGATGATAAGTGGGTTTTCCAATTGTTTTACATAGAATACCAAGTCCTCATATACATCCGCATAGCGCCCTGTATGGGCAATACCAAACTCTTGGGCGATCTTGCGAATGAGTTTCTGTTTGGTCTTCACTTGTGAGCAGTCTATATACACTGCATTCTTGTTCTTGCTGACATATACCTTGGCAGTATGTGTCTTGCCAATTCCTGCCCTATCACATAGGATAGCCGAGATGGAGCGCGCTTGGCAGGTTGAAAGTTGTAGGTAGATGTATTGGAAGGTCTCTGTTTCTACCGTAACCCAAGGGTGTTCGTCCTTGAGTTGTACTTGAAGCCTGCGGGCTATGCTGACCCAATTAGCATCGCTAAGCACGCCCTCCAATTCGCCTTTCTTGACACGGCTGTACTGTGCTGTATTAATCCCCAAGCTCTGTGCGTGCTTGCTATCGGATTGGTAGTTCTTTCTGTTTTCGGCAATCGCCAAAATGATTTTCTCTTTAAGTTCTGTTGTGATCATAGGTCTAATAAGGCTTTATTTATTGTTTCTGTTTTCGTTTTCTGATAGGCTTTGTAGTTAGTAGTGGGTTGCTCCTCATAGGCTACAATAGGGGCAGAAGTGGCTACTTTTTGTGTCTTTTTCTCCACCGAAAGCATGCCTACCTTTGAGAGCTTTTCAGCGGTTTTTTCTTTGGTATATTGGTCAAACTGCTTGATGTAATGCATTTGCTCTTGGTATATCTCCTTGTCCTCTTCTGTCCATTCGGCATTGGCTCGGTTAAAGGATTTAAGGCGCTTGCACTCACAGAGGAATTGGTTTTCCTGATACAAATACACCTCCTCTACGCCCTCCTCATTGGGTAAGTAATAGGCCTGCACCTCATAGGAGGAAAGCAAGGAGATAACTTGTGGGTTGGGCAATTGGTATTTTTGATATTGCACCGTTACGTATTGATTCCTGCGTATTGTTGTAGGCACACATCTGCCTATATATTGCGCTAAGAGGGCTCGGTTGAGTTTCGGTAGGTTCGGATTTACATTCTCTAAAAACACCTGCAAACGTGTCTTTCCGGGGAACCGCTCTTGGTCGGGGTGTAGCTCATTGTTATAGAGGGTTTGCTCTTCCATTTCCGAGGCTACTATTTCTTCGTAGGTAGCCTTAGCCTCCTTGTAGTTATTGTTGAACTCGTCAAATATCTTTTGGGTAGTTACTCGGTTGCTGTCCAATTTTGCATAGTGTCGCCCTACGTTTTGGTGTCTGTCTTTCTCTATCCCATACTTCTTACCTCGTATCATCGTCTCGGCATACTTCTCTTGCGAGTTCGTTGGGTTACAGAAGCGTACAAAAGGGAAAATGTTATTGGCTTTGAGTAGTCCGTCCACGTGTTCGCCTGTAAGGTGTCGCTCTACTTCTATCTGCATTGGAGTACCTAAACCATACTGAGCCGTAAAGCGGAACATAGAGCGGAAGCAGTCCAAGAATAATTCGTTGTCTTTCTTTTTGCTGTGTGCAATACCAATACAGGCAGTACTCATCACGTCGTAAGCATAGTAAGCCATTACTTTATCCCCATTAGGTAGCTTGGTATGCATTAGGTCTCGGTCATCCAGTGTAATCTTACTCATAGAGTAGAGAGGTGCATGACGATTCACGTGTGGGCGTTCCTTGTGGCTAAAGTCATATTCTCCATTGCGGGCTTTCTTGATAACCAACTGATTTTCGGGTTTGTTTAGCCATAGTTTCACGGTACTTTCAGAGACTTCTACTATATTCCCATGCTCGTCGCAAAAGTCCTGCTCCACATTAAATAACTCTCCAGTAGCTTTGTCAAAGATTTCTATCTCACCATAAAGGAACTGTCTATAAATATCATATACCGAACTCATATAGGGTTTATTTGGCATACAGCAAATAGAGATAAAAAGCCTTTCCATTACTTCTGTCACAACCTTGGCGTTATCCGAACCCTCACCTTTGTGGATAAAAGCATAGTAGCCCTCACTGAGATACTGGTTATATTTGCGTTGCAGGCTTCTTGGGTTATTCGGCAGGTCAAAGTGCCAACGTTCGGGGTTCAACGTATTGACAGCCTCGCTAATGTTTTTCCATATCTCCACCTTTTTCCCTTTATATAATGGATTTTTGATACGCCCTTTAAAGAGGCTTTCAATAGCGTTTAAAATCATAGCCGAAGTAGCTTTTTCTCGTTGCTCTTCTATCTTTAAGGGCTTTCCATTGGGCTTGCGGTGACTTGAAAAGAAGTTAATAGCTTCCAAGTCGGGCACCAAGAGAGGTTCGAGGTCATTCTGTAAGATCTTACTATCTTCGGGTCTGCCTAACATTCTTACACAAAATTCCTTAATATTAACACCTCTCACAACGGGCAATTCGTGGAAGGACACCCACGCTTCGTTGCCTAAGCCTTTCCCTGGTTGGGTAGTGATGAGCTTACCACGGCTACATAGTTTCTTGTAGTAGTCATAGCTCATCAGTCCCCAATCATCGTATAGGAGTCGTGCAGGTATGGATAATATGTTTTCTTTATATGCGTACATTTGTGTATTTTTTACTCTTCACTCTTCACTTTTCACTTAATTGGCTCCCTAATGCGATTTCGCTTCGCCAACCTTTCGGCTGTCAGTCCTACTGACTTAGGGAAAAATTCGCTACCTTTGTAGCCTTAAACAAAATATATATTCATGAAAGGTTTTATTGAATTACACAGGGTAAAAGTATCTGTAAATGACAAACCTACTTTTGACCCTATCCTTGTAAATCTTCAGCAAATAGTGGCTGTAGAAGAATCAAGGCACAATGGGTGTAGAGCCGATGTATATCTAAACCTCAATGAGGGAGATATGCTTTTTCACCCTTTGCATTGTAAAGAAAGCTATAAGGATATCTTAGCTTTGCTTAAGGAGAAAGGAGTAGAACTCAGCTCTCTGTAAATTTCTCTAACCTTCTGCGAAAATAAGGAGCTATATAATCTGCCAGTTCGCAGAAGGATTTCTTTTCTTTTTCTGAAACCTCTTCTTTCTCGGTATAGCAGTCCAATGCAATACTCTTGTGGGGTATATTCTCTATGACTAAATACGTATTATAGTGTCCCATTGCGTTAAGATCCCTATGGATGGCTTTTAGTTTTTCTTTGATTGTTGGTGTCATTTTACTACCTTCTGTATTTTACAGCTCTGTTATACAATATCTTTTCTCGTTTGACCACGATTCCTAAGAAAGTGGTGATAATTTCCCTGCCTATCACATCCCAGTGACCATTAAGTAGGAGTACTGTTTTTCTTTTCATATCAAAATTATTTTTTAATCGTTAGTTATTTGCCTGCAGGTGCTACCTGCCCTTCTACTTCCGCAATCACTTCAAAGAGTGTTACCTGATGCACTTGTGGCAAGCCCTTGACTTCTTTTAGCGCCTGCATTCCTTGCCTTATGGTTAGCAGTTGCTCGGCAAACGCCTTATTGACGTACCACTTACCTGTACTCGCCTTGTAGAAATGTTGAGGGTGCTTGCGGATACGGGCGTGGTACTGCCCACTGGTTACCGAGTAGTTATGTAGTAGCAACCACTCCACGTATGGCAGGGCTTCCATCCCATACACATTAAGAGACTTGGGCATTTTGATTTGTGTCAAGGCTTCCAACTCTGCCCACCTACGATTGACCTTAATACGCAATTCGGTGTTATACCCAGTGAGAAGGTCAAACGTCTGCATTTTGGTCAATTCAAAATAAGGGTCATTTCTCTTTGCTCCATTAGGTAACTCGTTGATTTTGAACATTAACGCAATTTTGCGTAGATGTAAATTTACATATCCTTTATTGAGGATTCGAATGTCACGCATTACATCTGCGTGCCGTTTTCCGGTCAGTTTTGCAATCTCAAAACTGGACATCGTTTGTTCAATGGTGTTAATTAATTCATTCATAATTAATCATTTAAATTAGTGTTAATCTCAATTTTTACTTTACTTGCCTCTTGTAATAAGAGTTCCTTTGCCTTTTTCCTAACCTCCCTCGAAGTAGGAGAATCATAGAAGTAAGATAGGCTTGTTTCTACGGTTTGAATGGACACCCCTAATTCTTTTGCAATTTGTTTTTTCATTTCTGCTACAATTCGTATTTTTTTCATTACTTTTGTGCTTTAAATTAACGTTGCAAAAGTACGTCAAAATTTTGACATAAACAAGAAATATGGATAAAATTTTAGCACCAATTAAACAAAGAATACTTCAAATAATTGATTTTAAAGAAGTTGAAAGGACAAAATTTTTTAAAATTTTGGGATTAGCCTCATCTAATTTTAGAGGAAATGCGCTTTATAGTGAAGTAGGAGGAGATGTTATCGCTAAAATTTTAGCAGAATTTCCCGATATAAATGCCAATTGGCTTCTTACAGGAGGGGAAAGTATGCTTAAAGAAGAGCAAAAACATTCCATAAATCAAACTATCGCAGGGAATAATAATACTATGTCTGGAAAAGATACACTTACCCATTCCGATAGTGGCGAAGATAAGGCTACTATCAAGGAGCTAAAAAAGCGTATCGCTGAATATGAAAAGAAATTAGAGGAAAAGGATAAGCAAATCAGTAAGTTAATTAATGTAATAGAAAAACTAAATTCTATATGATAAAACAAACAATCAAAGGAAACAATAACATTCAGGTAGTCAATAACAATGCACCTATTATTCATACAGGAGAGCTTAAAATCACAACGGAGGTAGTTCACGATCCAGAACAGCATATTACAGATTCCCAAGCCCTACAGGTAAGGGAAAAAGTTATAGAATGTGCTATGATACTTGCTTCTGATGGGAGTGACAAAAAATCTCTTGTTAAAAAGCAATATGGAAAACTTTATAAGAAGTTTGGGATAACTAAGTACTCACTCTTGCCGAAAGATAAGTTTGAGGAAGCTATGACGTGGTTACAAAAAGAGATTGCAGCAAGTAGGAAAGTACTTAAGGAGAGTGACCCAGAGGAATGGAGAAAAGCTCATTATAAGGCAATAAATGCAAGAGGAAGACAAATGGGAATGGATAGGGAAGCTCTTTTAATCTATGCATCACAAATACTTAGCTTGAGTAATCCGTTATTCTCTTTGAAATATTTGAATGATGATTTACTTCAAAAGCTGTATAATTATATGTTCCGAAAGAAATTATAGTAGGGAAAACACTATATTTTTAGGGGAAATATTACATTATATATTGTAAATCAATAAGTTATATAAAAATATAGTATAAAATCTCCTACAATACACCCCCCTCCACTCTATAAAAATGGGGTATTGCTTGCATGTGGGTATAAGTATAGGGGTTTTTACTCTCTGTTTTTAGGTGCTTTTTTGTCTCCCTAAGTGTCCCCCTAAGTGTCCCCCTAACTAAAAAAGGAGGTTTTTTCGGGGGTACTTCTCACCCTCATTTTCGGAGTGCTTTATATGGACTTTCAATCGGGTTTAAAGGGTAGTTTAAGGTCATAAAAAAAGCCCTCAAGGGGGCTTTTTTAGTGGGTTTGGGAGGTTTTGGGGTATATTCCTAAAGGCAAATTACGGTATAGCTATTTTTAGCGTTAAAAACACCCCTATTTCATTACGCTATATATACGGTAAATTACGGTATTTTGTACATTTCGTTTTGTCCGCTTTTTCGGCTTTTTCGTTTGTAACTATTTTATTTTTAATATTTTACAATCGCTTTTTATTATCCTGCTGGGTATGTTTCTATCTGTCTTTTATACAATGCAATATAATAAAATAACCAACCAATGATATTTCTTTACATAGGCAAGCATATTGGCAAGCGAGATAAGCCAAGCCATCATTCCTACTGAAATATAGATAAAAAGCTTAATCGGAAAATCAACCCTAATATTTGAGGAATATTTTATGTTTGCCAAAACAATAAAAACCACTATCGGAAGCCAAGCCAATATAGGGAACTTCTTTTTATTCTCTGTATGCTCTTTCATAATCTTTAAAATTCATTTTTTATTATATAATATTGATATCCTGTGCTGAGTAAGTAGTAAGATAAGTGATTATTCCTATATAATCGTATATCATTGTATATTTCAAGTGTTTCATCCGCATTTTCATAATAAGAAATATTATCAGAGGTTTGATTAAAAGGAAAAAGATTTTGATAATAGAAAGTCTTTAGGTGTAGTTCTTGTTCATCCAAGATTAAATTAAAATATACATAGCCTCGATATTTTCTTTCTCTAAAAGATTCTCCTTCTCCTAATAAACGAAGCCCTGTATTATAGGTTTGTTTTTTCAAATAATACACAGGTTTTATATCGCACTCTTCTGGTGTTTTTCCTATTTTTGTAATAGGATTCTTGAAAGTTTTAAACAAATAAAAATGATTTGGGAAAGAAAAATCTATATCTTCTGAAGAGAAAAAATCCTTTGTCTCGGAATAATACAATTCGTTTTCTTTTTTGATGACAACGATTTGGTTGTCATCATCATATATGTGTATAATGGTTATCAGATCCGTAGAATCTCCAAATAAATAGTCTTCTATATCGTTTTTCGAGAGTGCTGCTTCTCCCTTTAGCTCTTTCATAGGTAGAAAGTCCTTTTTCCCATCTATCATATAAGAGGAGTAGGATTTTTCAATAAAATCTATCAAATAACTGCCTTTCAGTACGATGTTTCTCTTTTCTTTCTGATTATTTTCCAAATATAGGGTATCCGAAAGGTTCCCTTCTGTATCATATCTCAATATACAATCTACGGGAGCTGTGGTATCTTCCATGTTATATTTGTAATACACTAACAAATGATTACTTGGGTCAAAGAACAAATCAGTATCGGCATATATTTCACTTTGAGGAATAGGGGTTATTATTTTTCCTTCTTGCCTTACTTCTTTGTCATCTAATAAATCATATCCTCTAAGTCCTTTGGGCATTTCTATATAAGAAATAAGATATTTGTAATAGGAATATACCACAGACGAATGTTTAAAAAGAAAAAACACAAGCATACAAATAGGAAATATACGTATAAAACGCTTAGTGATGCTATTCTTTTGATAGTAATAATAGGAAAATACACCTGTCAAGAAAGATATTACATACAAAATATATAATAATACTTTCTTTCTCCTAAATATAGTTTCATAATCCCAATATGAGATTATAAGAAAACCTAATAAAAATATAATCCCTGTAAAAATCGCTAAAAACAGATGTGATAATTTTGATTTCATAGCTGTAAAATAATTATTTTATCATATAAACATATTCTCCATCATAGAAAATAGCATAAGATAGATGCTTATTCGTATAAAAGAACATATCTTTGTACTTCTCTAAGGTTTCTTCTTCATTTTCTATATAATAAGTAGGGGTTTTAA